GGCTGGTCAACAGGCGCTCCCGGTCTGCGAAAAATCTCGAGATCCTGAAGAACAACCGCCGCCTGAAGAACAACGTTAAACGCGCCAAGGCCCGGCATGACCGCTGGGTGGCGTTACAGGCCATGCAGACCGAAATTGAGAAAGGAAGTTGAAACGTATGAATCCTACCACCATCACCATCGGCGAGTGCCGGCTGTCCTATTGCAATGTGTTCCAGCCTCAGGCCCCCGCCAATAACCCCCAGGCCGAGCCCAAGTTTTCTGTGACGATCCTCGTCCCCAAGTCCAACACGCAGGCGAAGGCCGCTATGGATGCCGCTGTCAACGCCGCTATCGAGGCGGGGGTGACTACCAAGTGGAGCGGCGTCCGGCCCCCTGTTCCGTCTATCTGCATCCATGACGGTGACGGCGTCCGCCCCTCTGACGGGCAGGCGTTTGGCGCTGAGTGCAAGGGCTGCTGGGTGTTTACCGCCAGCAGCAAGGCAGATCGGCCCCCCTTCGTTGTGGACGCGCAGGTCCAGAAGATCATCAATCCCGCCGAGATCTATTCCGGTTGCTATGGCAACGTCAGTGTAACCTTCTTCGCCTACAATTCTGCCGGTAAAAAGGGTGTTGGCTGTGGCCTGAACGGCATCCAGAAGACCCGTGACGGGGAGCCCCTTGGCAGCCGCGTAACCGCTGAAGAAGCCTTCTCTGTTGTTGGCGCCGCCCCTGCTGCACCTGCTTGGGGCGCGGCTCCTGCACCTGCTTGGGGCGCGGCTCCTGCACCTGCGGCTGCTCCGGTGGCCCCTGCTTGGGGTGCACCTGTACAGCAGGGCCCCGGCGCTTGGCCGGCCACCCCCGCGCCCACCGGCTGGCCCAATACCTAAGTCCAATCGCAAGGGCCTCCTGCACAAAAATCAGGAGGCCCTATTTCAATCAGGAGGACACCATGCACCATCTTTTTATCGACCTTGAGACCTTCAGCGATATCGACATCGGCAAAGCAGGCCTTTACAAATACGCGCAAAGCCCCGCCTTCCAAGTCCTTCTGTTCGGATACTCATTGGATGGGGCACCGGTGCAGGTGGTAGACCTGACACAGCCCGGGGCCTACCTGCCGCAAGAAGTTCTTCGCTGGCTCTTTGACCGGGACTGCATCAAGCACGCCTATAACGCAGCCTTTGAATGGTATTGCTTGAGCCGGCATTTCAAGCTTGCTGAAGATGAGCAGCACAACAGCTTCTCCGCCATTACATGGCTGCCTCAGTGGCGGTGTTCCATGCTGCACGGCATGTATGCCGGCTACCCCGCCGGACTGGGCGCCACCGGCCGCGCTTTGGGACTGCCAGAGGATAAACAGAAGCTGGCTGCGGGCAGGGCGCTGATTCGGTACTTCTGCGTGCCCTGTAGTCCTACGAAAAGCAACGGCGGCCGTACCCGGAACCTGCCCCAGCATGAGCCTGAAAGGTGGGAACTGTTTAAAACCTACAACGGTCAGGATGTTGTGGCGGAGATGGAAATTGACCGGCGTCTGGCCCGGGTGGTTGTCCCGGAGACCGTCCAGCGCCAATGGGAGCTGGACCAGCTCATCAACCTGCGCGGCGTGGCGGTCGATATGGACCTTGCTGACGGTGCCATCTATCTGGGCGAAACCGTAAAGAACCAGCTGTTGGATGAGGCCCGACGGATCAGCGGTCTTGAGAACCCGAACAGCGTCGCACAGCTTACCAAATGGCTGCAGGAGGAAACCGGCGAAGATCTCACGGACCTGCGGAAAGATACGGTCACAGACTTGCTGGGAAAGGAATTACCCAGTGAGGACGCCCGGCGGATGCTGGAAATCCGGAAAGAATTGGGGAAAACCAGCACAAAGAAATATAACGCCGTAGAAACCTGTGTCTGCGCGGATAACCGTATCCGGGGCCTGCTGCAGTTTTACGGCGCCAACCGTACCGGGCGGGAAGCCGGCCGGCTGGTACAGGTACAGAATCTCCCACATGATGTTGTTCCGGCCACCAGCGCCGCCCGGGAATTGGTACGCGGCCGGAATCTGGATGCACTGCGGCTGATTTATGGCAGCGTTACTTCTGCCCTTTCGGCGCTGATCCGCACGGTGTTTGTGGCGGCGCCGGGTATGTCTTTCATTGATGCCGACTTTTCGGCTATTGAGGCCCGGGTGATCGCCTGGCTTGCCGGTGAGGAATGGGTGCTGGAGGTCTTCAGAACCCACGGCAAGATTTATGAGGCCACGGCTTCCCAGATGTTTGGTGTGCCTATGGACAAAATCAAGAAAGGCAATCCAGAGTACGCCTACCGGGCAAAAGGCAAGGTGGCTACGCTGGCGCTGGGTTATCAAGGCAGCTCCGGGGCGCTTATCAATATGGGGGCCCTTCGCAGTGGCCTGATGGAAGATGAATTGCCGGACATCGTAAACCGCTGGCGTCGGTCTAACCCGGCTATCGTGAATTTCTGGTATCAGGTCGAGGCGGCGGCGATGGAAGCTGTGCAGAACGGCCGGACGTCCACGGTGGGCCCCGTCACCATTGGGCGGGAATTTGACTCGGATAACGGCCTGGATTTTATGACAATCCTACTCCCCAGCAAGCGAAAGCTCTACTATGTGCGACCCCACATGGGCGTCAACCGTTTTGGCAAGCCCAGCCTGTGTTATTGGGGGCAGAACCAGACCTCCAAGAGATGGGCGGAACTGGAAACTTACGGTGGCAAGCTGGTGGAGAATATCACGCAGGCCGTGGCCCGGGATTGCTTATTCTTCGCTATGGAGCAGCTGACCGCCGCCGGCTACAGGATCGTCTTTGATATCCATGACGAGGTAGTGATCGAGGCCCCTACGGAGCTGGCCAACCTCGACCGGGTGGTAGAGATCATGTCGCAGCCGATCCCATGGGCGCCGGGGCTGCCGCTGAACGCCGATGGCTGGGTGGACGGATATTTCAAAAAGGACTGACTTATGAACGACTATCGCCGTTGGACAAGTGAAGAAGAGCAGTACATCCGTGACCACTGGAAAGCACAGAGCGACGCAGAGATGGCTACGGCCCTGAAGCGGATGGAGGGCGCTGTGCGTGCCAAGCGCCGGGAACTGCGATGCTCCTCGCAGAAGACTTGGACGCCGGAGGAAGAACGGTATCTGGAAGACCATTGGGGCACGGTATCCATTCCTGGCATCGCCAAGACGCTGGAGCGGACAGTATCGGCGATCAAGGTTCGGGCTGAAAGACTGGGCCTCGGCGGGGTGCTGAATTCCGGGGACTACGTTACTCTCAATCAGCTGATGATCGCAGTCACCGGCAATTCGCAGTCTTACAGCTACCAGATGCAGAGCTGGGTGCGGAACCGTGGGCTGCCTGTGCACACCAAGCGAGTTAACAAATGCACGTGGCGGGTAGTTTATTTGGATGAGTTCTGGGCGTGGGCGGAGCAGCACAGAAGCTTCATCGACTTCTCCAAGTTGGAGCCGCTGGCGCTGGGCAAGGAGCCGAAATGGGTACCGGAGCAGCGCAAAAAGGACTTTCAGGCGTTCGCCCTGCAAAGGAAAGATCCTTGGACTCCGGACGAGGACAGCCGCCTGAAGATACTCCTCCAGAAGCATAAGTACGGTTATGCGGAGCTATCTGAGATCCTGTGTCGTTCCGAAGGTGCGATTACGCGCCGATGCAATGACCTCGGTCTGAAGGAACGCCCGGTTCGCGCCGACAATCACGGGAAGTCAAGCGTGTGGACGGACGCGGACTACCAGGCTTTGGCTGACGGCATCCGGCATGGTGACAGCTATCCAATGATCGGCAAGGTCGTCGGGCGCTCTGAGAAGGCCGTCCGTGGAAAGGTCTATTTTACATATCTGACCGAGGATGCCAACAGGGTACGCGCTATGCTGAAGGACGGGCCGTGGGGCTACGGTGCCCCGGAGCCCACCGTGCGGCAGGGATTTAGCCTCTCACGGACACGGACGGAGGTGCGGAAGAATCTCTCAGTTCTGGATGCTCTGCTGCGGAAGCGGATGAATGACCTCGGCTATGACCCGTACTGGCAGCGGTTCATGTGCCAGAACTGGGATGATGTCGGTGGATGCTCCGCAGGGTGTACAGACTGTGACTCCTGCACAGAGTTCAGGCGGATCAAGCCGCAGTATTGCCGTATGTGCGGCGGGGAGTTCTTGGAGCGGAAGGAACAGATCTTCTGCCCGAAATGCCGGGCCATGCGGAAAAAGCAGGCCCAGAGAAAATATGTTGTGCTCCACGCAAGGGGCCGGCTATGATTCAAAAACTATCGCAATCTCTTTTAACCACCACGAAAGAAGGTAATCATTTATGAGTTTTTCATCTAATTTTGAAGTAAAAGCAACTCTCTATTTCCGGGTTCATGATGCAGATCTTTACGGCGGCCCCGGGACCGTAGGCTTCGCAAAGCAGTCCTTTGAGCTTATCCCAGATGCTAAGTTAGAAGACTTCAATGACATTATGGCCATAGCCTGCAAATCAAGCATGGCAGCGATGCTTAACGTTCCGCCTGAGAAGCTGGAGTTCATGACTGCGGAGGAATATGAACACGAGAGCGAGGATGAGGACGATGAGTGAAATCAAGTCGGTTCAGTGTGCCAACTTTACCGCTACTCTCGGTGAGGCCTTCCGTTTTTGTACCCTGGACGGTACTGGACGCCCATGCGGGCAGTTGCTCACTGGAAAGGTTCAGAAGATCCGTCGGGCCGGGAGAAAAATGGTCGTTGATCTCTATATCCCGGCCAAGAGCTGCACGCACACATACTATGCGGCGGAGATCTATTATCACGGCCGCCCGCGGGAGGGATTGATGTGAAGATTCTCTCCTTCGGTGCGGGAATGCAGTCCACTGCTCTGGCACTGATGAGCTGCGAGAACGCAGTACAGGCCCCGGCTCCGTACCCGCTGGTGCCAGTCTATGACGCCGTTATCTTCTGTGACCTCGGTCTGGAGCCGCCTTGGGTAAAAGAACAGATGGAGTTTACCAAGAATGCCTGTGAGAACGCAGGGATCCCGTTCTATGTTCTGGTTACCCCGCTGTACAAGGACTTTACGGAGAACTTCGGAGAGCGCCGGGTCATCAGCGTTCCTTGGTGGACACTCGGGAATGATGGCCACAAATCCAAGATGCCTCGGAACTGCACCATCGATTACAAGGTGGAGCGCATTTCCAAATTTGTCCGCTGGGAGCTGCTGGGATACCGGAAGGGACAGCGGCTCCGGTCGGAGGATATCAAGGCTCACGAGATGCACATGGGATTCAGCGCTGAAGAAGCGCATCGATGCAAGGAAAGCAAGAGCCCTATGTTCGTCAATAAGTTCCCGCTGGTGGGTATGGGGCTTACCAGGGCGGACAACTACAAATACATCCTGGAGGAATGGGGGATGGACACAAAGGCAAGTGCCTGCGCCTTCTGCCCATTCCACAAGAATTTCTTTTACCAGTACATCCGGGAACACGAGCCGGAGACCTATCGAGTGGTAGTCGGTGTGGATCACCTTCTGCGGGATAAAAACCCGAAGCCGCCCATGGATTCCGACCTGTTTATCTCTCGGAGCCGGAAACGGATTGAGGATCTGACGCCCGCAGATTGCAACGACGCTGAGTGCTTCGAATACTGCGGCCGACAGGTATGGAACGGGTTCTAATGAGAGGCTAAAAAGGAGAATCAGCATGAAAGTGATTTATAAAGCACCCGGCTGTCAGCCGGAACCCCGGGACATCCCCAATACGCTGGAAGAACTGCAGGCTGCCGTTGGCGGCTATATCGGGGGAGTGGCCTTTGCCTCAGATACCATGGTGATCTGCAATAAGGAAGGACGCCTTCAGGGGCTGCCGCATAACTGCAGGTTCTTAGGTGTGGATTTTGTGGGTCCCATTCTGATCGTTGGCTGCGACGATGAGGACTTCACAGATCTGAAGCCTGAGTATTTTGCCCCGATACTGGAGGTGTTGAGCCATGCCGAAGCCTAATACTTACGTTCAGCTGCTGCAGGCACAGAAAGCCATCAAGCAGCTCCAGTATGACAATCATGTAATAATGAGGGATCAAGAACTCGTAATTGCCTTGAGATGCGTTTCATCAGCAGGCGGGCCAATGGAAGCCTGCGAAAACTGCCCGTTTTATAAAACGGAGCCGGTGCCGGAAGACTT